TTAGAGATTCTCCGATTTCGGAAACAACTGCAAACAGTTTTTCATTGAATCCAAAATGGCATCCATTGGGTTCTTTAAAATCGGGAATCTTGCGTGAAGAAGTGTTTAGTGGGTGTGTCAAACTTACAATTACTTCCTGGGGAGAAATCTCTCGGCACATTTGCTCGCGACCGCGAATAAATGCGTTGCCTTCTCCAATATGAACTTTTTCATCAAATTTCCCTTCATTCCAAAACTGACGAGTAAAGACCAGAGTAGCTTCCGAAATACGTTCAGACATTGTTAGGGTCATAGGAGGAACATTCATAAAGGATGAAAACTTAGTAATATCATAACAAGGAATTGTCGTACAGAACCCACACTGCTTTACAGGTTCTTTTAGAAGCATAGCTACACGCTGAAGAACGCTATTATTCGGATAGACATCATCGTCGTCCATAGTAACCATAATATCATACATTGCATTCTCTACTGCAAGATTACGCTTCTGAGAAATTGTCATACCAGGATCACATTTCACATACTTTACATTTGGAACACCAATGAGTGTATCTTCAATTGGATCATTTCCGTCATCAATAATTACCCATTCAAGTTTATCTTCGGGATATGACTGAATCATATAGGAATACTTTGCAAGAGGCATGAAGATACGTCGATCTTTTGTGATCGTCAAAATTGAAATATCGGGCAAGTTCTCTTCCTTAGGAAATACATCATTTAATGTATATGAAGGCAGTGATACGTCTAATGATTCAGCAAACACAGTCTTCATACGTTCAATCCATGTTCGGTGATTGTGTTCATACAGATCACGAATAAATGTAGAACTTTCCTGTTTATCCTTAATAACTGTGCTGACATATTCGCTCAAAGACTCCATAACAGATGATACACTGGTATCAACAAGACAACCAATATGCTCTGACTGTTGTACAACTGCAGATGGTTTACCATAATAGACACCAGGCTGTATTTTTCCAACGATATCTTCCAAAAAAGGTTTAATAGGAGATAGAAGTAGATTACATCCAACTGTCATTGCCTCAACAACCGCATGTCCAAATCCTTCAGCAGCTGACAGACAAATACACAATCCACATTCTTTCAGTAGATCATCATATTCATCCTGTGGTAGAATTTCACCTCGAAGAACAACTTTATCAGATATTTCGGGAGGTGAATACACGCGAATATGAGCAGCCGAATACACTACATGGAGAACTGGTAGTTGCGAATATACTGAAGGATTGTTCGTCTTTAGGCGCATATATGCCTGAAAAATAGGTTTCGGATTACGAAATGTATTTTTACCTACAGGAACAAACGCCTTGGCATAGTTCTTGTTTATCGTTTCAGGATTCCAACCCTTATCAATTGAAGACCACCCAACATATTTTACCTTCGCTTTGTAGTTGGATGCTTTGTTGAAACACTCACGAGCTTCAGTCGTCTTTACCCAAATTTCATCAAACATGGTCATGTAAGGAACCCATGTTTTGTAAGTACACTCCTGATTAGGGATCCAAATGTTTTTACGAGCATATGAAAACAGAGAAGGATTTACAACTTCTACAAAAATATTTACATCTGCCTCAGCACACTGAGGAAATACATAAGGAACACGAAAGATTTGTACATTATCCCCATATACAGCAGTCAAAATTCCTCTCAAAATATTTGAATCCTGAGAAAGTCCTGTATTCGGATGAAAAGTTGATATGATATTCACTTTCATTTGGCTTTTTGAAGAACTTTTCGCAGTAAACGCTTTGTTGTTCTCGTTCGTGGATATTGACGCAATGTTTTTTGACGAATGTTCAAATATTTCAAATACTTTACCCAATCTTTGACTACACATGGACTTGTAAAAACGCAAGGACGATCACGAAACCATTTTGCTTCAACTTCACCTGACCATTTCCAAAATTCAACTGGATCTACGATCTCCGAAACATTTTCAAGTTCAGTTGTTTCAACAAGTTCACGACATAATTTCTTTTGCTCAGATGATTCATATCCATAAAATTCACTAAATAGATCGGTTTTATATTTTGCGTCAACGATACTATAGTGTTTTCCATTCCATCCAACTTTTTCTATAGGACGGAATGAGTCCCACGTAGGTTCAAATGTATATAACTGTGTTTGATATCTACCATAAATACGATCATGAAATACACGAAGATCCATTATAACACCACTCCAAACCATAACAAATAAAATAACGCAACTGAATAAAATGAGTCAGCTAGCTATTATTAATTCAAGCACGGTGGTGAGTGATGCAGACGGGGCAACAATCACAACTGCGTTAAATACTCTTCTCCCCCAGTTTTGCAAGGATTGGAATCTTCCGAAATATACTGCCACGTACGTTCCTAAAGGCCGCACTTCAGGAATAGCGCTAAAGGTATTCCTATTAGATACTGCCGACGTACAAGGCGCACTAGGATACCACGATTTATCATCAAATGTACCGTATGGCAAGTGCTTTGCGAAGACACTTCTAGACTACGGTGGTGTAATGCTTTATTCCACTGATTTTACAGTACAAACATTTGCGCAAGTTGTTGCACATGAAGTGTTTGAACTTTTAGTTGATCCGATCGCGAATGGATGGTGGGATATTGGTGATGGTCAGACTCTATTTGCAAGTGAAACGTGTGATCCTGTTCAGGGAAATATTGTTACAGTTACCGTAACCAATAAGTCGTCGGTTCCCGTGAGTATTCTAAAGAATCAGTATAAAGCTGTCACGAGGACTACCGCAGTAAAGGTCGGTATGTCTGATTGGATCTTACCTGCCTGGAGTGATCCTCAGAACACACGTGGACCGTTTAATCATCTAAATACTCTAAGTGCTCCGTTTACTCTAGATTCAGGTGGGTATGGTATCCAGATGACAAGTGGCTCTGTCGGTCAAGTCACTGCTATGAAATTCGGTGATAAAGTTACAGAAAAGCAGAAGGAGCTATATTCTGCAAAGAATCGTGTTGGTGTACGTGTTAAAAAAACGACTTAAGCTCACCAGTACGCGTTCCATAAACTTGAGTGTTGACCGGACCAGCGATCGGCGGAGCAAAGTCCTCAATATCATGACGATAGAACTGATAGAACTCTAACTCAGAATAAATCTTCGCGCTAGCATACCCGATAACGCGACGATTTAAATCTTCAAGTTCTTCAGCAACACGAGAATCATTGTTTTCACCAAACATGAGGTAATAACTGCGCATAATGATCTGAAGATCGTCGTCACTTTGACGATCAATGTGATACTGTTTATTGCTCATTAGCCAAACGTGCTCGGCAATTTTCTCCTGAAGAACATCAATATTGCCCTTACTAAAGAAAACAGTGTTTAAAGGTGTAGCTTTGTGTTGGCGACCAATTAGATCAGTTCGAGGATCATGCCCTTCAATGGGAGGACCTTCCTTCCACGGTTTAGACGTCATTCCATAAGACGGCTGTACATCGTTAAAGTTAGGAATGCGACCACCGTGTACAGGAGCAGGATACTGTTTTGATGTGGATGTCATGTTGTAGCGGTTGTCTACACGAGGATCTTGGATCTTCTCTAGAACACTTTGATCCATTTATCATTATAAGTGAATAAAAACGAATTTATCAATCGTCTGTTTTCAGAATAGTAAAAATGCCAACACCTGTTGTCCTTCTTGTTGGAGGTGCAAATGCTCAGTCAAAGACGACATTTTACGAAATGTTCACAGGTGGCACCACAAATAACAAAATTAACATTCGTACTACAGTGAACACCATTCCGTCAATTGTACTAATCGACACACCTTGTGAGTTCAAAGATCGCGATCTGTCTGAATATTGTTGGGAAGGAGTCTTTAATATTGCTGATATCATTGTGAACTTTGGCGACTGGAGTCCACGCGATGTTTTCGGTATTCGTCCAGCCCATTCAAATGCTCCTGTATTTCTTACATGGTCAGGCGATCATCATGAGACTATGAAACGAATTATGGATATTGTACAAAGGGGATGATCTCCATTTTATGGCTGTTTGCTGGAATGATTGTAGGATTTTTAATTGTATCTGTCTTTCACCCACCCATTCGAGCTGACAAAGGTGTACCTACGCCTGGTGATAAATCAAAGTTTTACACAGGAACAGGCTGTGTAAATTTTGTTTCCAAAGAAGTCCCGTGTCCAAAAAATACAACATCTCTTAATTTCATCGCGTCTCAAAACAAATGATTCAGGTAGTCAAAATTCTTCATAACGAGCGGAGTATGACCTTTATTTCATTTTTGATTGGAATGGGGCTAGTGATCATGTTATTTCACAAGCCATTGTTAGAAAGAAAGACCTTGGCCTTACCTGTGGAAGAGGTCGTGAAAGAAATTGTATCTATTGATGGAAAGTGTTATCAATACACTGCGCAAGATGCGACGTGCGAAATACCCTCTTCTAAATAAATGCAAGATAGTGGAGCTACGGATTTAAGTGCGCTCCTAGGAAGCGGCCCTGTTCAGAATCCGAGTCTTCCACAGTCAACTACATTTGCACCCATGGTAACGGGTGGTGTTGATCCCTTTATTGCCCCCGTCAACACTAGCAATCAACAGAAACCTGCAGTAACAAATTACAATCACGATGCCACATTTAACTCAATTCGTTACGCTATTCGTGGACTAATGATGTACTTTGGATTTTTCTTAGCCGCTGCAATCATTTCGCTATCAACCCCTCGCAGTCTTCTACTACAGTACATCCCTCACACATACACGACAGGTGGTACAGTTTCGTATACTGGTGCTGCAGTATTAGGTGCAGCTGCTGTGGCGATTGCATATGTAGTAGGTACTCTTGGAAGTAGTCTCATTTAAAAAATGTTATTTTACACCTGCGTATCAACTACCCAATCTTTTCCTGTGTATGAAAGCGGGTTAATTTCGCATCGATACACAAATTCTCCTGTCATTCTATCTTCAAAATCAATCATTGCCATTTTATAGGAATTGTGTTTTATTGTTATCATATTATCGCCACTATACACAAGTGCATTGAGATCTATATCGACCGGCCATTTGTATAAATTTTTGCCATTTTTGATAATAATAAAATTCTTCTTGAACCAATACTTTGTCTTGGTAAATTCGATCATTTTGTTTGAGTCTAATTGAAAAAAATAGTTTTATTCCGTTTTTACGAATATTCTACTCGCCTAAGACCATACTTAACGATGCACTTTGTGAGAAAGATCTTACAATCGTGACAGGGCTTAGACTGCATAATCTGATCATGCTTATTTAACCGGAATACAGTTAACACGCAACCACGAAGTTGTGAGATATCGCCAAGATTCTTCACAACTGCGCACTCTGCGTGAATTGTTTGATCATTACAACCACAACCACTTGACCGGCTCGCAGCCTTATTTCTACCAATGGCAATTACTCGTCCTCGCTTTGTTAGTACTGCGAAATGTTCGCTTGTATTTAAGAGCTGTCGGTTGTGGCAGCCATGCCTATCAATCTTGTACAGATTTGCAATTGTGGTTGCCATTTTATATTTGCTTTCTCTCTCATCTAGTAGAATGCAGTCCGTTTTTAGACAATCTGGGTTATTTAAAGTAGCAAGTATGAATGATCCATGGAAAGCACTGCGACGTCATTCTAAAGGGTGGATGGAAGATCCTGCTGCTAAAGTTCATGTTTCGATAATGTTTGGACCCGGATTTATGGTGACTCCTGCGTTTGTAGCAAAACATAATATCACACATGTAATTAATTGTGCCCAAGAATCTGATAGCCCACAGTGGTTTCGCGATCATAATCCTACTAAATATAAATGTATACATGCTATTGATAGCAAAGATGTTAATATAACAGAATGGTACTCGTTATTTGCCAATACGATGAATAAGTTTCTGGCAGATCCTGAATCAATCGTTGTATTCGTACATTGTCAGTGTGGAATTAATAGAAGTGGATATTTAACTCTACTTTATTGTATTCAGAAATTTGGATACGACTTTGAATCTACAGTTAAGATGATTCTGGCACAGCGTCCGTGTGCGCTAACCAATCCTGTTTTTCGGCAACAACTTATAAACTTTATTAAAAGTAATGGGAGATCTGGGTAACAACCCTATATGGTCCAATTTGGAAAATTCAAGTACCGATATGATGGGACCATCGTACAGCTATTCCGATAATATTCCAGGCCCCAGTTCATTGGGTGTTGGTTCAAATGGAACATTTGGTCAAGTAAGTACCAATTTAGGGGCAGTTGAGACATACGTGAAGGGCATGGTTACAGGTGATCCGCCGCTTGGAAACCGGTTCTTTGTGAATACAGGCGGCACATGTACAGCAACAGATGGATCTGTGCAATCAAGATACAATTACATTAATAACATTCCTGGAGGCGGTAGTCCGCCAGGTGGATTGCAAGATCTATCATTTCTGTCCAACGATCTACGGGGATTAGTACCTGGAATCATGGAAGACGTCGAAGGTCTTGATCCTTACTATTTATTCACTGCAATGACAGCTGACGGAACACCACCTTGCGATTGTTATACATGCCAGGTAACGAGTGGATCTGATTCTTATTTTTTGACTACATCATTGTCTCCTGATTTCGATCCTGCATTTTGCACGAAGGCTGATATTTCCAAGTGTAAGCCTGCAACTAAAGAATCATTTTCTATGCCTGATTTTGATACAACCATGATTCCGACTTTACTCGCGGCCGGACTTCTTCTGTTTCTAGCAATGAAGTAGTATTTTAAGAGTGAAACTTTATTGAAACAATAAGATGGATAACATATTCCGTTTAAAAAAGACAGTTGATTCATCGTCACCTTTAAAAACACAGGGTACGCTCGATCATATTCATTCCACGATCATAACATCGATTCGTGATACTAAACTCAACACAAACGAAATTGAAGATCAATGTATGAAATTAGAAGAAGATGTTGAAGATATGAGTGTAACAAGCTCAATTGAACAGATTGTAAAAGCATCCAAAGCAGAATCAGAACTGAAAGAGTTACGATTTAAACTTGATTCTAAAAATCCAGTCGAAGAATACTATATAAAAAATGCAGACATTATGTTACAATACTACGGAAACACGGACAAACCAAAACAAGCAGCAGCATCGTGTATGGATGAAAATACATTCGTAAAATATCTAGTTACCAACACAGCATCCGATAATGGAAGTCAAAGCAAGAAACAACTCTTTGAAGAATATGCTACACGCATGAAACTGAAGGGAATGGAGGTTGCAGAAATGAAACAGGCTGTAACTGAACATTGTGAGACATGTAATGTTGCTCGGGAAGAATTGACATCTGAAGGTGTCCTTGTATGTCCCAAATGCGGATCGGAAGAATATATTATGGTTGTGTCGGATTTCCCATCATTTCGTGATCCTCCTAAGGAGCGTAATAATTATGCATATAAAAAGATCAATCATTTGAATGAAATTTTGAACCAGTTTCAAGCAAAGGAATCTACAATTATTCCAGACGAAGTTATGCACGAAGTCATTAGTGAAATCAAGAAACGTCGTATTCAAAATATTGCTCAAATGACTGAAAAGGAGATTCGTGACATTTTAAAGAAGCTCAATAAATCAAAGTATTACGAGCATGCCGCTCATATTCTTTCGAGACTTAACGGAAACCCTCCACCAACGATTACGCCAGAAATTGAAGAGAAGATTCGTACAATGTTTCAAGAAATCCAGGCGCCTTTTTTGCTGTACTGTCCAGATGACCGCACTAACTTTCTGTCTTACTCGTATATTTTGTTCAAGTTCTTCGAGCTGCTGGAACTGGATGAGTACAAAGCGTATTTCCCTCTACTGAAATCACGCGATCGCCTAATTGCACACGATTTCATATGGAAAAAGATTTGCGAGTATTTGCGCTGGGAATTTATACAAAGTGTTTAAAAACGGATTTGCATTAGATCTGTTTTATAAATATCAATAAAATGGCTACCGTTACTCTACTTTCTGTCAACTACAATGAGTCGTATGATGATCTCGTTGTAAATGACACCGACGAGGTACGTGTTATGTATTTTGCTGGTCAGAAGAAGGCTAAGCGCGATGACTGGGTTACACCTGGATCAATTCTGATTGAGAAGGATGGTAGCGCATGGGCATATGTAGGAATTGTAATGTTTGTGTATGAAGTAGACCCACTTGATGGTGTTGCTCGCTTTCTACTAGTTGTAGAAAAGAACAACCACTCGGGAACTGCAGCTCGTACAAAGAAGCTTCTAATGGAGAAGATTGGATGGGTTCTAACAGATGAGTCTCAGGGGATTGCACGTGTAACGCATGTTTAGAAACTATTTATTTTTTTTTCTGTTTAGAGAGTTTCAGAATAATTCTATTAAATGCGATTTGTCCTCATTAGTACCCATATTGATCAAATGACTGGATATGCGAAGGTCGTTACCAATCTACTTGAACAACTTTCTACCGTTCCTGAAGTAAAGATTTTTCATTTTGGATTTCAACGACACCCGTCTCGCTCGGGAATGCGCAAAGCTCCCAAAGGTGTAATTCAATATGATGCTGCAGCAAATGAGGAACCTCGTGAAGAAGGATTTGGATTCAATAAGATCAATGAATATATTGAAACAGTGAATCCTGATATTGTTATGATCTACAACGATCCTATGATTGTTTATAAGTTCATCGAGACTATGAAGTATGAGAAGGGTAAATCTCCTTTCAAGCTTTGGGTCTATTTGGATCTCGTGTATACCGGAACTATGAGTTTTCTCAGTGAACGGATTACCAATGCTGCTGATCGCATCTATATGTTTTCTGATAGCTGGGTTAAAGAATACGTAAGTTACGGACCTATCGAAAAGATCGGAGTAATGGAACATGCAATTGACTCAAAAATGTTTTCAAAAATTAGTCCTGATGCAATAACGTCTATTCGCGCAGCAAATAATCTAACTCCCGATTCTATTCTATTCCTAAACGCGAATCGTAATTCTATGAGAAAGCGTAATGATCTTTGCATTATGTCGTTTGTAGAACTCATATCGCGAGATATTTCTAAGCCGTATTATATGATGATGGTAACAGCTGCAACTCCTCAGGGAGGTGGATATTATGATCTAGTTCGTATCTATCTAGCAGAACTT